TCTTTCATAAAATCAAAAAAATCATATGCGTTTAATAAAGAGCAAGTGTATTGAAAATCATAACTAATATTTTTATATTGAGTTATAGCCCATTTCAACACCGATAGATTTTTTTTGAAAACTTTTGTATCAAATCCCGTTCTTACATATTCTCCAACTTCACCCAATCCATCAATCGATATTGAAAAATGTACTTTTCTGAAATCTTTTAAATATTCAAATATTGTCTTACCTTTATATTTTAAAATACTAAAATTAGTATTATACATTAAAGATATATTTGATTTGTTTTTTATAGATTCTAATAATTTAAAATGCTCTTCTAATACAAATGGCTCTCCTCCTGCAAAATAAAGTACTTCCATATTTTTCATAGAATCTTCGTTCAATACAAAATCTACTTTATTTAAAGATTCTATTTTTTCATTTCCAAATGCAAGAACTCCCATATTATTTTGAATGAAATCTTCCTTTTCTTCTTGCCACTTTGTGGAATAAGAATCATTACAAGTCCTACATTTAAAATTGCATATATTAGATGGTCTTAAATCCAATGATACAAATTCGGTATCAACTGTACCATCAAATTTATCATTATTTGTATATTTGGCATTAATACCATCTAATCTAGCTGCATGGTGTTCATTCCATTTTTGTCTTGATGAAATTATATTTTGATTTTCTAAATTATAGCAAGCATTACAATATTCGTTTTTGATACCATTCACCATATCCAATCTTAATTTCTTATATTCTTCGGAATTAAATGCTTCTTCGATTGTTGTTTTTTTCAAATCAATATCGGTGAATGCTTTTTGTGAATCACAACAAGCTTTAGCAGTCCCGTTCATATATCCATTAAAATGTATAAATGGTAATATACAAAAACTATCGTTCATTATATTTTTAATTTTAATTTTGTAATTTGCTTTTTATCAGTACCATATTTTTCACATATGTACTTTATATTTTCTCTACCTTCTCTCGTTGAATAAAGTATTTCAATATATTCAAATGCTTCTTTTTCGGAACAAGAAAATTCCTTCTTAATTAATTCTACTAAAAATTCTTCGTACTTATCTTCCGATTTACCTTTAGTATATTTAAGATATTGTTTACCTTTTGGTATGACACTGATATACAACTTATACATTTCCTTTGGCTGCAGTGTTTGAGTCAATGGAAGTAAAGTTGCAATCAGTTCTACCCATTCCGGCTTCATTGATAGAAATCGGTTAATCATAAAATTACTCCACGATTTCAAATCTTCTTCCGAAAGTTTATCAAAGTATTTTGGGTCTTGCTCCGCAGTTATTGCATTAAGATGGTCAAATAACTTTTTAGCCGCCATTATTAAACAATTTTAGATTCTTGTAGTTCTTCCGGTAACATTTCATTAAATGCTTTACCACAATTCGTACATAAAAAGACTTGAACAGGAATAACACTATCTACGGGATTTCCTGTCAATAATCTACTAACTTTTCTAAATCTAACTCCATCCATAAATGTATCATTACCACATTCACATAGCATTTCTCTTGCATCGGTTAATTTGAAATCTGCCGGCAATCCATTTTGCTGATTCATCATTATTTTATAATATTTAAAATTTGAATAATTGTACTCATAAATACGATTTCTTTATCTACTACCAATGCATCTTTTGATAATCCATCTGCAATAGTAAGTATAACATTTGCAGTATTTCCACTTGCATAATCATCCACTTTATCGTATAACATAGAATACATTTCCGAATAATCATTTAGATGATTATCAGCTACTGCTTGTCTAATTAGTAAGAATAGATTTCTCTTATCATTTGATGATTTTAATAAATCAATCAATTTAGTTTGAAAATTCGATTCAACCATAACTTTATGGTCTACTTTCAATTCTCCTTTTGCCGATTGTAATTGACAAGTATTTAAAATTCTACGAATATCAGGATAATAAGAATTAATAATATCCGCAACATTTTTAATATCGTATTTAATACTTTCTTTATCTAAAATCTTACTAACTTGCACTGCCACATCTTTTTTAGTTGGTGGAGTGATTGCAAATGATTGACATCTACTTTGAATCGGGTCAATAATTTTCTCAATGTAATTACAAGTCAAAATAAATCTACAATGCTTACTAAATGTTTCCATTAAGTTACGAAGGATTGCCTGTGCGTTTGGAGTCATATAATCAAACTCATCCAAAATAATCACTTTAAATCCTGCGAATCCTACTGAAGATGCAAAGTTCTTTACTTTTGTTCTTACCGTATCAACATTATTTTCATCCGATGCGTTGATAATCATACTATCACATTTAATAGTATTTACGATAAGTTTAGCAAGTGTGGTTTTACCCGTACCAGCTTTACCATAAAACAACAAATGTGGAATATCATTGGTATCCAAATATTGTTGAATCGTTTCTTTTACTTGCTCATTACCAACATAATCAGCAAGAGTTTGTGGGCGGTATTTCTCCACCCACAAACTATGTTCTCTTTTATTAATATCGTTTGCGAAAAAGCTCATAAATTAATTTTTTACAAATACTCCGTTTACAGTTTTGCCAGTTCGGTCTTTAATTTCATTCCAAGCTGCTTCCAAACAATCAGCAGGTTCTAAACCTAATTGTTTAGCTAAGATGATAAGTGTTACAAACGAATCACCAATACCATCTTTGATTTCCTCATCTTTGGATTTCAATAATGCTCCAGCAGTTTCGCCTACTTCTTCTAAAACTTTTAACAATTGTTTAGGGGCATTTTCTTTTTTTAATATATCTTTATCTGCTGCCCATTGAGATACATTTTCTATTAAATTATCGAATGTCATTTTCTTTTCGGTTTGCTCTTTCTAATTTTGTTTCTTCAGAAATAGGTCTTGGAAATATTCTAAATTCCATACCATTCTGATTAAATGATAATGCCTCTCCATCTTTTGATTGAACCTGAATAACCAATGGAGCTGCTTCAGTTTGTCCTTCGTTGGAATATGCAAATACTATTGGTTCGTTATCGAAGAATTGAAAACACCATTCTGCATCTACGATTGGTTGCTTTTCTTCTATATTCACAATACCTACTGATTCCAATACTTCTTTTGTTTGCTTATCTGCCATTTTATTAATTTTGAATTTCTACTAAATAGTATTTACAAACAAACTCATCGATTTGGAATTCAATGTGAGCTAATCCATCCGCTGATACTTTTAATTTTGCAGCAGTTGCTTCTTTGTTTGCTGTTAAGATTTCTTTTAAATACTTTGCTGAAAATGAGATTGGTTTAACTTCACCACTAAATCCTTTTTCACAAGTGAATGTTACTCTATTCGTAGAGATTGAAGAATAACCGATAGCCATTTTCAAATCACCACCTTCAGTAAACACAGTGAAAGTATCGATATCAGATAATGCACCCTTTGCTTTGATAAATTTATCAATCATATTAGATGCCATTTCAATTCCGATACCAAATTCTGGCAATGTTTTCAAATCAGGCACCGCAGGAATTACACCCAAATCTGCTAATTGATAAGATGTTTCAGTTTCATCCGAACTCAATTTCAATACAGTTGCTTTATCGCCAACAGTATCTACATTAAGACTAATGTCGGTATCCAAAATACCAATCAAATTCTTTAATAAAGATGTAGTGTAAATACCAATATTAAATGGTTTTGATGTGAATCCATTAAATTCAACTTCACCTAACATTGTTTTGTCATCTGAAATAAATCTTACACCTAACTTATTTCCTTCTGCGTTCCATGCAACTGATTCAATAACTCCACCTAATGAGTACTTCTGAATGAATCTTGTCAAATTGTTTTTGTTCATAATCTAATTTTTAAATTTTATTTTTATTGTTACAAATATACTACTAATTTTTTATAATTCCAAATTTTTTCAAATGATTGTGTAAATTTTCTGCATATATTTTATTCTCTTCTGCGGATGCGTGTTGATGATTATCACTATATTGTTTATAATCACCATCAAATCTATTTTCATCTGTATAATCAGTTCCTACAAATGTGCCATTCCAAATAAATGGTATCCCTTTTGATTTTAAATAATATGTTATTAATAGGTGGTTTTTATACCAATTAATATAATCATCTTCTGTATTTGATAGTTCTTCTAATTTTTGAAATTCATTGATTCCATCTGGATGCTCTTTATAATATCCCCAAGGACTTAAAGCGAATGGTTCGATTCCACCATCGGATTTATAATATTCTCTACGGGATGGGTAACTATACATAACCAACACTACATTTGGATTTATCTTATCAACAAATGTAATTATAGTTCTAGCTATATAATCATTACTTCTACCACTATGTCCAAAATTTAAATCAACTCCATCTTCTATCATTTTAGAAAGATAATGCGACCAAGTTTCATCATCATTAACGCCTATTCCTTCGGTATGAGAACATCCTACACTCATAATTTTAAATCCATTTTTTAAAGATGAATCTCCTCTAAACCCTAACTCATTATAAGTGTATGTATTTTTATTAGAAGTATCTGAGCCTGAACCCTGAAATCTTCTATTCTTTCGTTCATTCAATTTCCATCTAAAAGATGTTACATCAAATGATATTGGTTTCCAAAATTTTAATCCTTTCATATTAGAATGAGAAAAACTTTTTAGCTGTTTGTGCTTCTGTCGATGCTTTACTCCATTTCAATGCTTTATAAAAATCATCTACTTTGTTTTCCAACTCTGCTTTGTAAATCATATCTCTATCTACATACTGCTCTACGAAATCCATAATTTCTTTCGGGTCATTATAATCCTTAAATGCTACAGTATCCAATCCTAATGGGTTTGTTTTAAGATATACCCACTTTACTTTATCACCATCTCTGATAGGTTCATGTTTATATGGGCAATTAAAGAACTTCAATAGTCGGTTATAAGTGATTCCGGCTTTAACATGTGCGGGTGTTCCTTTCTCAAATGATGCGATAGCTTCTCCACCATCTTTTCTCCAACTACCATTATCATATTTACTTAACTCCTTAATTGCTCCACCTTTTGCTATTTTGTTTACAGGTAGATTAATCATATTCTTTTTGAAATCCAATAGAGATTCATCCATAAATGCGTTGTCTTTACCCATTAAGATATCCTTCAACATCTTAGCCATAAAGTCCTGAAATGCTTTTGGAAATGATGAACGAACCACATCCAATCCTTTAACATCTAATTTATCACATGGTACACCATTTTTCAAAATCATCCATTGTGCATATCGTTTCTTTGCTACCCAAAATCCTGCTTTACTGATGTATTCTTTCTTAATCTCAAATCTATGTTTTTCTTTTGGAATAAAGAAGAATCGTTCTGCTAACATATCATAGAATGTATTCAAAAATGTTTGAGTTTCTTCAGCGATTGTATTTACTTCTTCAGCCATTCGATTTTGGTCAAATGTTTTATATTCTGGATACCTATGTTTTACCAATGGTTCTGCCATCATATAAATGGAATCAGTATCGATGTACACATTATAATCTTCTTTAGTTCCGAGTTCTTTCCAATATTTGATGTTTGCCATTTCTGCCGTTTTCTTAATAACAGTTTGACCCGTAATCGTAACTGCCTCTGCATTATCAATATCGTAAAACCGAAAGGCAGGAAGACCAAGAACACCATACATAGAATTAAGAAGAATTTTCTGAACCAACTGCCTTTTAGCATAAAATTCATATTTCTCCGTATCGCCTTCCGTACCATACTTTTTTTCTAACTTTCTAAATTCAACCCTTTTTTGAAACCAATCATTTAAAATATCTGCAATAAGACCAGGTGAATCCTGTGAGTATAAAACTCCGTTAGCTGCTACTCCTAAGTTGCTATCTTTGATAACTTCTTTTAGTTCTTGTGTTGTGTATTCATATTCATCCCCATCTTTACCAACTACTTTGTATGTGGTATCTAATCCTCTGATATTTGCTTCTGCATCCCAATTCTGAATCTTACCAATTTTTGTTTCGGGACTAATATTCAGAGTCATAATGATTGATGGATATAGAGATGTTAAGTCCAAATCATAAATCCAATCATACTTACCAACAATAGGTTCTTTTACATATGCTCCAATAAACTTCTCTTCGTTATTATCACGAAGTGCTTGCATTCTTTCCTTTCTATCCTTTGGTTTATTGGTTGCCACCAATCCTTTCTTTTTAAGGTATCCCAAACAAGCTCCCTCCAACCACTTTGATGAAAATATATAATCTTCATATGGTACAAATCCGGCGTGACAAACGGCTCTGCATAATTCGATAAACTGAAGTTTGTTATCCATTGCCACAACCAATTCCACATCGACAATGTTATACTCAATGAATTTTTCCAAATCGTTTACAAACAAATCATCCAAACTTCCTTCATACTCAACCTTACCTCTACCCAATTCTTTAGTAGCAATATAATTTAATGTATAAGATGCTTCCAATGTATAAGTGTAGGTTTTGTATAGATTGATATAATCCAATACACTCACACCACCAAAACTAAACTTCTCTCTATATGGTGACCAAAATGCTTCTCCGATACGAGATAATCTTTTAGCATGTCCTTCACCACATACATTCTTAATACGATTGTAAAGATACGGAATATCGAAAAAGTCAATGTTCCAACCCGTTAGAATAGTCGGGTCAACTTGTTGATAATAATTAAGAAATGCAAATAATAAATTGCGTTCGTTATCAAATATGTGCACTTTAACTTCTCTTCCATCTTTCGAAAAATTAGTTGCTTTATTTTTAACTTTTCTTTCTTTATCCAATACGAATACTTCGTATTCTTTTGTAATAGAATCGTGTGCTGCAATTGCTGTGATTTCGTTTTGAGCTTCTTTTGTGTTTGGTAGACCTGATATCATTTCTACCTCAATATCAAATGTTAATACAGTATGACCCTTCGATGGTAAATCGTTATCGTAAATATCTACTAACACTCTCGTTGTTTCCGGTACATCCGATTCAAATAAATCTTCAGCCTCATCCTTTTCCCATTTTGAAATACGAGTTAATTTATCACCATACATTGAACGATGTTGTCCGTATGGGTCTTTTTTGTATGCATATTTTCTATATGGAAATGTTTGATACCCATTTGTATCATCCCATAAGTGAATTAAATTCTTGCTTCTTTCGTAATAAATATTTTGATACATTCTATCTTCCTACTTCTTTTAAATATTGTTGTTTCATTTGTTCCCAAGTCATTCCAATCGCATCTACATAAAATAAAACTTCTGGCTTTATCTTACCTTCTTCATACAATTTCTCATATCGTTTGATTGCTTTATCTTTCCACCACTTAATAGTATATTCGTTTCCTTTAGCAAACTTATCTTTTAATATCAAATCTTTCTCTTCAATTTTAGAACAAAGATATTCATTACCATTTTCGTACATTTGTGCAAAGTACACACCTCTTTGGAATCCGTGGTCGTATTCATTTCCTTTTATTCCCAATTCTTTGAAAATAGCCTGAATAATCTTTTGTTTAATTCCACTTACGGGTCCGTTTTTCTCATATCCCATATTAGCACCATTTCTTTCTCTTTCATCCATAATATGATGCTTATACCAATCTGCTTTGTTTTCCTTTAACCATTGATGCCACGGGTCATATACTTCATCATCTGGCTTAATACTAATCTTACCTTTAGATTCGCCTAATGTTTTGAAATGTGGAATACCATTATATTGGGAATGAATACCATATAAAGATGTTGTACCCACCCCAATCAATGGGTTGTTATATTTACGTTTCCAAAAATCTCTAACTTCAGGCGCAGTTGCCATTGCCGCAATTAACTTACCACCCAACATATTATAACCAAATGGTTGGGTAGATACAATTGTTGTAGCAATGGTTGTATTATTAAGTTTACCTTTTTCAAACTTATCTTCTTTAGTCCAACCAATGTAGTTATCTCTTACACCCAATGATGTAATATCCGAGCCTAAACTAATTTGCCCTAATATCTTTCCCGTTGTTCTATCTTTAACATAGATTTTAACATTACGACCTGGATTAGCTTGAAATTCCATTGTGTGAATTAACCTACGAATTTCAGTCCAACGAGTTGATTCCTTTGGGTCATCATCTACAATTTCTACATATGGGTCAATTGCTTCAATTTCTTTAATAGTTAATTCTTTGTTGAATATATCGGTTGGTTTCCAAAGCGAATCGTAGTGTTGCTGAAGAACTGGCAATCGCTTCATATTACTAACTCTATCCATATTCCACTCCATCCATTTTTTGTATAGAGTCTGCTCTTCTACTGACATAGTTTTAAGATAGTCCAAATTATCTATGAACTTCTTTTTCATTATATGGTAATCGAATATCGTTGTATTCGTTTCTTCGCCTGTATCCCAAAATTTCATATTACAAATATATTAAAAATTAATCAATTTTCCAATTATTTAATTGGTTTTTCCAATATAACTTTTCAGCAATTGGTTTTGTATTAGGTCTTTCTATTTTACCATCCAAATAATCAGTTAGTATTTTTACAAATTCTTTTTTACCCTTATATAATAAAGGATAGTTTTCTCCAACCATTTCTTCATAACATAATTCTTTTGGTAAGATATATGGTACACCTCTACTTAATCCATCGGTTGTACTCATACTCCAAGCTGAATATTTTGTGAAGCACCCAACTCCAATATCAGCACTTCCAACATTGTTTAAATAATGCTCTCTATTTGGATGTCGAATGGATTCGGTATATGGTTTTGCTACGCTAGCGATAGAAGTTAGTACTTTGAAATCCTGTCTTTGTTCCCATAACTTATCCATCTCTTCGAAGAACCATTCAGCGCCAGTATAACCATCCGCTCTATGGTTAAATAAAATAGTTTTAGGTCTTACATTACCCCCAACGAATTCATCACATCCTAAATACCAAGGCTGAATAATTTCTTCTAATTTATCAATCGTTTGCTGATTTAAGAATTCAGATGCTCTTTTTATAACCAAATCCTTAACCCATTGTGAGTTTACTCCACATACTTTCATTTTCAACATACCTTGTACATTATTCCAAAATGAATTGTGGTTATATGCACCATTTTCAGGAATCTCCCACCAATGGCAATATCCCAATACGGGTTGAGTAACTGGCGTATAACGCCTAACAATTAATAATTGATTTGTCCACTCTGGCAAATGTGACCAAATGATATCAACTCCTTCTTCTGCAAATATCTTTTTAAATGCTAAATGAGGAAATTGAATTCTCATCAATGGAGGGAATGTAGAAACATTCCCCATATTGATAAGTTTTACATTTTTATATTTCATAAAATCCGTTGGCATGCTGCCATTCGGATATGGGATTATAAATTGTAGATTATCATATCCAGCATTATCTAAAAAGGATTTCATTACTAATACAAATGAATCTGCATTTATATTTTTACCCTCTCCAAAATGAGTGTAGTTTGGTACAATTAATACCTTTTTATCATAATTTCCTACTTCTGATTCCCAAAATTTATTCATCCTATTTTAAAATTGTTTTGTTTGATTTTCTAATATTTGCTTTTTTATTTCTAAGAACTAAGTTTTCCTTCGTTGTTTCATTTCCACTTGCTCTAGCATCAATGTGGTCACCTTCCATAATAGAATTAGAACCCATCAATTCTTCAAATGTAAATTCATTGCCATCTGCATCAATCCAATCATTTTCAATTGCAGCTTCTAACTTTTGCTTCTTAGTATAATTTGTAGTATCTATTAAACTAATAATACCATCCGCAAACAATTTATCATAACTTTTATAAAACTTTTCCATTATCATTGTAGAGCGAATTTGAATATCATCGGTTTTCTTAGCACCACACTTTCTTTTAAATGATTCTGCGTTAGTTGATTTTTTACCCGTAATAGGATGTACATAATCTTTTTTAGTAGCAGGGTCTATTAAAAATTCATCTTCTTTACGAAGTTTTGCTTCAGTTTTTGCAAACCAATCTATGAATTTTTTGTAGTTATTAATTTTAATTTCTTTACCCTTATTATTCATAGAATGTGATGGGGTATTCAATATAGTCATTAATATGAATAAATTATCCAAAAATGTTCTTTCAAATTTAACATCTCCGGCTGAATTAACCAATTCTATGGTTTTAGATATTATAGATTTTGTATCATTCAATCGTTTCTTACTATGTTTTGGTAAACCTTCAATTGAAGCCATACTATCTAACATAGCGTTCTTAGGCCAATTATATATGTTACCTTCCAATACATTATAGTAATATCCAAACCATTCTGCTATAATAAGTGCATCTCCTTTTTTAAGTAATGCGTAATCGCCTGATAAGTTTTTCGTATTATTGAACATTGCCGTTAGTAACGGATTATTATTCATAAATGAATGTAAGAACCTATTAAATTGGGATGGTATGATAATACGTCTTTCATTATCATTCCAGGGTTCTCCAATATTGGTATATATGGTAATATCAACCATATCTTGTAAAGTTGCTTTCTCTACTAATACAATTGTAATTGGTAAATTTAAAACTTGTGATTGAGTTTCTTCTGGCATATCTTTAAAATATACACCCTTCATTTCGAATGGAATAGTTGTCCCATCTTTACTTTCTATTAAATCGATAACAGATTCTGTTATTACAAATTTAGAATTAAAATAATCAGTATAGCATTCTACTCTATGTTGTCCATCGATGTTTAAATAACGATAACCTTGCTTTGTTAAGTTTTGTAAGTAATCTATGGTTTCTTTTACAGAATCAAATCTGTCATCACCTTCGGAATATTGAGATATCAATGATTCGCAATAATCCAAACAACCCTGAATACTTACTAATACAATTGTATAGATGTTGGAATGTCCGATTAAACATGCTTTCATATGTTTTGCGGATGTACTATCTTCCCACTTATCAAGCAATCTTTGTAATTGATGCTTATCTACATAGATGTAAGGAGACATTTCTCTTAGTTTGTTTAGAGTTCCACCAGAAAGAACTTTTGCGCTAATTGTTTTTTTAATAGCCATAATTTTGTTTTTTTATAGTATCGTTAATTCGGTGATACTTTTACCGATTTGTTTGTTAATGCATTCGGATTAAGGTGAATGCGACCTTTTGTTTGTATATTACAAATATACGAATAATATTCCATATTACCAAAGATTTTGGACAGAATTATCCATCTCATTGATAATCAATTAGTTATATATTACCAAAATTTGGTATCTATTTCCGTTTCAGGTGCAATTGTTTCCCAATGCTGAATATCTTTGTTATAAGCTCTAGCATCTTTAGGATAAGGTCTAATCTCATGCTTTAGAGATTTAAATATAGCCTTTTTTTCTTTCTTATCTGCGGTTATTATATTAACATATCTATGCTTTGGTGGTTCTTCTCTTCTCCAAAATTCTTTATATCCTTGCTTACCTATTTCCCTACGAAGATGCTCTAAATTTCCACTACCCCATTTTGTAAATACACTTCTACTATGAATCCATTTGTACGGATTATTTGATAAGGAAATGCCATAATTTGGCATTAAAGCAATATCGGTATTTAATCCTTGATAAATCCAATTAGTTGCTTGGTAAATACCACCCAAATGTTCTTGTCCGTTATCTGCATATGAAAGTAATACTTTGATTGCAGTATCGTTTTCTCTGAACCACTTAAATGATTGCCCCATTGCATATGATTCGATATTTGAACCATACCCATCATCACAATATAATCGAGTTAATTCTAATACATTATCTTTTGTAAGTAAATCGGAAATAGAAGTTGCTGCTCTCGCTCCAACGGGGAATCCGTAGATTAAACATCCGATTAATTTATCGGTTTCACCAACTGCATTTGCTTCATCCATTTTATAGAATATACCCAAAGCATATCTACACATAGTCCAAGCATGAGTATAGTGCTTCTTTACAATTATTTCTTTAGCAACATCTTTTGAGATAGGTGAGATATAGACTCTAGAAGTATCACAATAATTTTTACCTTCTATTTTCATAACTTTAATTTATTGGTTCTAATTTATGTATTTCTTCCACAAATTCCTCATTAGCTTTTGGATATGGTAATTGTGGATATTTTAAGTTTTTTAATAATTTTTTTCTATCGTGTAGTAAATAAACATAACGATGTTTTCTAGGTTCTTTCTTAATCCAAAATGGAGATGTTACCATTGTTTGAATTATTTTTGGGTCATTCGTTCCATATTTCACATATGAAGTTCTACTATGATGCCATTCATCAATTTCACTCCACTTGAAACTCCAACTATCGTTAGGTCGAATCTTATTACCCTGATAAATCCAATTCGTTGCCTGATATACAGTTCCTAAATGTCCTGCTTTTGGGTCTGAATATGATACCAATGCTTTGATGTGTGGTGCGTTTTCTCTTAACCATTGAAATGTTTTACCAACAAACCAACTTTCAATATTACTGCCATACCCATCAAATACAAATAAACGGGTAAGTTCTAAAACTTCCGTTCTATCCAAATCTTCGGATATAGATGCTCCGGAGTGTCTACCTACCGGGTCACCATAACACGCTACTCCAATAAGTTGTTCGTTTACTCCGCCAAAGAATTTGTGTTCATCGTTCGAAACATAAAATAAACCAATAGCAAAAGATACTTTTGTCCATATACCACTATAATGGTTATTTACAATAATATCTTTTGCTACATTTTTATTTACTGCTCTTACGATTAGTTTGGATGTATCACAATATAACTTATTAGGTTCTTTCATAAGGCCACTTTATCATGTGTGTCCATGTCTGATTCGTAACAATTTTTTTGATGTTAGCGGGAGATACTTTGTAATTTCTAGCAATGACTCCAACATTTCTATGACCTATTCGATATAGTTCTCTAATTTCAGAAACTTGCTTTTCCGTAAGTTTGTGCATTGGATGCGCTTCTCCTTTTAACATACTTCTAATATAACACTTTTTTTTGATAATCACAAATATTTTACTTTAAATTTTCATTTATAGCGTTTACATATGCCACTTTAGATGACATTCCTGTGAATCTTTCTACTTCTTTACCATCTTTTTCAATTATAACTGTTGGTACTGAACGAATTCCATATTTAGTTGCTTCTTCATATGCAACATCTACATCATAATCTTCAAATATAACCGAAGAATTCCCAATGTAACCCCCCTTTATTTCGTTTATTACTGGAGCTAATGCTCTACATGGTCCACACCATGCTGCGCTAAATTTTTTAATTGTTACCATATTTTTCTATTTTTGTTTTTTAATCTTTTGGATAATCTGTTGGAAAATATAACGAATCCCACAATGGAGAATCTATACTAGATATTCGTTGTATGGATTGAAAATACAAATTCCACATTATATCAAATTCTTTTGGAAAAACTTCTTTAAATCTCATTTCATAATGTTTTGCTAAATTTAATAATAGCTGTCTATTATGTCTATAAATATCTCTGCATTCATTCCAAAGTTGATACAATTCTTCATTGGATTTACTATTTAATTTTAAAATTTCTTTATAAATTAATCCTTCTCTAATATTATCATCTGCATCATCATATGATTCATCTATTATATTATTAAAAGTTCTAAATCCTAAACTATGTAAATTTTTCAAAGTATTTTTTTGACCTATTATAATAAATGGTCTAGATGATGCTAGTACTCTAAATGTTTTTTCGGATATGAATACACAATCTATTGATAAAACCTTCGAATCATATTGTGTTTCCGTTACTATATTACAAAAAGAATCTCTATAATATGATACTAAATGCGGATGATGATGACAAAATGCCGGATTCAATTCATCTTCTGAAAATGTATTCGATTCATTATTATATCTAAATG